TGCCAAGATAGATGATAGTAGATGCAGCATACTTAAGACCTGTACCACCTCCCATTTCCTTTGTAGGAACATAGGAACCAATCACATCATACGTGTGGTTAGTAACAAGCATAGGAATACATGCTTGTCCAAGCTTCAGTGTTAGCACACGGAAAGCACCCTTGATTAACTGACTCTTAGTCATGTCACGAACCTGCTTGTCATTGGTGATGTCATCCATCTCCTTAGATGTTGAGAGCATTCCAAGACTATCAAGAACAAACATCAATGGTTGACGTTCTTCTTTGGGTTCTTTCATATACTTGTCAACAATCCTGACTGCTTGAGTTCTAAACTCCTCAATTGTTGCTACAGGAAAGATTACCATACGAGAGGAATCAATTCCCCTCTCTTCAATCATATCCTTTGAGAGAGCAGATTCAGACTCAAAATAAATAACCCCACCGTTGGGATTACTGTCAAGAAAGTTACGTACAACGCTAAGGGCAAAGAAAGTTTTTCCTGTTGAGGATTCTCCTGCCAACGCTGTGACTTTGTTTGAAGGAATACCTCCAAATAAAGAACCACTAACGACAGCGTTGAAAATATAAGAGCCAGTATCAACAAAACTGGATGTATCTCCAGCAGCCACTCCATCGCTGACTTTGCTTGCAAATTCGTTTCCACTTTCTTTAATTACTGTATCCAGAAAACCCATCGGTTACCTCACTTTGGTACATGTTAATATAATCGTAGTCTTTTGACAACAATCGTGCGTATGCCCTTGCGATATTTCTATCTTCAAAGACTTTAATTTGGTCAGCATTTAGTGCTGAAATCTGAGTGTCTTGGTATGTGACAGTCCAGACAGTCTTACTCATGCAAAAAAACTCCCTATGGTAACTTTTTTTTCGTGTGTCCACCCTACACATTGTAACACGTTCTTCAGTGGATCTAAGAAAGACTTCTCAAATTGTAACTGATAGTCAACGTATTTGTCAAGGTTCATCTCTGGTGGAATTGTACTGAAGAATGAAATACAGTTCTCATGTAATGGATTTGGTGTCTTCAGATAGATGAACTTGATCTTTTCCCCCTCTTGAATGAGTTGGTATTTGTGTTGAAGCTTGTTCTTCTTCACAAAATCGTTGTAAAGGAGTGCTCCTCTTACGTGAATCGGTGTCCCTTTACTATAGATGTCAGTTCTGTGCTTATACTTTTCAAGGTTGTTAACTCCTCTTGGGAATGCGACAGATTCTTGTCCTTGGGTTCTTGTTTCACTGCGGACCTTATTGATGAAAGCGATGAGTTCATCATTTGTATTGCTGATGATGAGTTTGAATGCCGCATACAATTTGTCCCTAAAATATTGAGGGGTGGATGACCTTGCAGTCTCAAGACCCATGATTTTCATCTTAGGTTCTTTGTAACGAACACCCTCAGAGTCCCATACGTTTAATATGTATCTTTTTTTGGCAGTCCAGATTCCACGATCAGCAATGTTCTCACGCTTCATGATCATTTTTTGATCATATGCCGAAACATATGTTGCCAGTTCTTGATATGATGATTCAATAAAAGGTTCCAGTTTTTCTTTACAGATCTTGTCAAGTAACCCCACAATTGCTGCTTTGTCGCCAGACTTAGAAGCAAGAAATTTATCAACAACAGGTCCGAGGTTAAGATAAATTGAGTCAGTGTCAGATGCGATGACATAATCAACCTTATCAGTAGAGAGTAGTTTATTTAGATACTGATTCATCTTGTTCTCAATCCAACGGATTGAAACCTGACCAGACAACGTAATTGCTTCTGCGTTTGCAAGACGATAGTATCGGAAATGCTCATTGCCAATAGCACCATAGGCAGAGTTGAGAGAAATCTTCTTTGCCATTTGAATGTTATTGCAGCGAGCAATCTCTTTCATCAGTTCAACAGTAGGAGTTTTCTCATACTCCTGCTTTGCCTTGATCATCTTCTTCTTAAAGATGACCCTAGAGTCATACATTTTCTGCATCATCAAAGGCAGAAAACCTTGCACGTCCTTTCTGTACTGTGCTCCATTGGCACAGACAGCGAACTCCCCATCAATATCAATCTCTTTCTTTAGGATCCCTTCAACGCTCGCACTGGGATGTCTAACCTCCCTGAGGGTTTCTGGGGAGATGTTGTATTGCATAATAAGATGAGGATACAGGCTATTGAGGTCAAAATTAACAACCCAGTCATAGCGTCCTGGTTTCGGTTCCTTAACATAAGCACCAGCATATTTGGCATCTTTGGTTGCTTCCCTCTTAGGAGGAATTGCAACCTTACGTTTATTTAACTCACAATAGATGTAGTTGTCCCACATGCGTACCTGTGAGAATACATCCTCGTAGTTTACCTTAGCATCATAAGCCATAGTAAACGCCAAGTCAAGTAGTTTCATCTTATCATCAAGTTGATCTACCAACCTAACGTCATGAATGTTATACTCAATAAACTTTTGCCAATCATTCTCATAGAACTCTTTGAAAGTATCGTACTCAGAGTGATCTAACTTTCTCGCTCCAAGTTCAACCATACAGATGTGATCAAGACGATAACTTTCTTGGTTTGTATAAGTGAATTTTCTGTATAGTTCAAGATAATCCAGCGTAGAAATTCCTGGTAGATCGTAGGCGATTTGTCTTCGTCCTTTGATGAAAATTTCTCTAGAAGAAATAAGTTTCCAAGGGCTAAGACTCTTAGCAGCTTTCTCACCAAGAATCCTATCAATACGGCGAGCGATATAGGGAATATCAAAAAGCTGTACGTTCCAACCTGTAATAACGTCAGGACAATTTTCATTCCAATACCCCAAGAATGCAGACAACATAGACTCTTCAGTTCTGAAGTGCATGTAATCAACCTCAGGGTCATTGTTATCAAATGGTCTAGCACCAAACACAATGATACGACCAGTATAAGAGTCCTTAATACTGATTGCTAGAATTTCCTGATCTGCTGTTTCAATATCAGGAAATCCATTCTCGGCAGCAGTTTCAATATCAATGTTGAACACACGAATCTTTGATGTATCATATTTGATTTCATCTTCAGGATGCTGTTCAGTAATGTATTGATATAGGTAACGAGTGTTGCCGTAAATATCAAAATCTTCTACGTCTCTATACTTTTTGACAAACTCTTTTGCATCATTAATAGAACCTAACTTCAAAGGTTCTACACAATTTCCTTCTAGTGTTCTCCACTCAGAATAATTTTTACTAGGTACATATAATGTAGGATTAAAAGATACTCGGTAAGAAAAAGGAAAACCGCCCTCGTACCCACGTACTAGAAGACGGTTTCCTGCCTGTTCAACGTTTGTGTAAAACTTCATTCTGTAAGGACTTCAGGCTCAATAGGTTTGTAACTATAATACTTGGCAAGGATGTCTTTGCCAGGTTCAATAAAGGTTAGTATATCAGAAGATCGGACGACTGTCTCTTTAGTATCAGCAAAGGGGAGCCAGTCTTTCAACTGGTCTCCCTCAATTGCCATTGGATTAACTAAGATACAATCAGGATCTCCGAACTGTACTCCTTCAATCTCCTGTACTGACGCCAGCAGCCACTGGTCCTTCAGTAGCAGCACCGACAGGTTGTTGTTGTTCATTAGCAATTCCTAGAATATCATCTCCATTGTTTGGAAGGAATCCAAGATCAACTCTTGCTTCCTTGAGTTTGGTGACATAGTTTAGCAGAATATCACCTGATGGTGGCATCGCAGATACCACGGATGCAGGATTGATACGATGATCTTCGTATGGAGTAAAAGGATTCCAACGACGATAGGTTACATTAAACTGCTCGTTTCCATTTTCATCAGGTTCACCTACTTGAAGTGCTAGTGACAGTGGATAGAGAAGTTGATATGCAACAAACTTGTCTTCCTCACGCACTTGTCCAAAGTTAGCAATTACTTGCTCGCCAGACATAAGCGTGACAATACGTACATTATGTGTAACTTCATTGGGGGCAGTTTCGTTCTGTGCCACGGGTGTATCAGTCATATTACAATTCAGTTGATTTAATTATATCAAGAGGAAGGGGGGATGTCAAGTCCCCCCTGTGTTACGTTATTTATCTGCTTCTGGAAGCGACTCTCTTTCAGAGAACCACAACTTTCTTTTCTTTTCTTCTGGTACAAATTTTTCCAGTACCACTGTTAGCAATCCATCTACATAATCAACAGATTTAACTTCAACATCATCTCCTAGTTGCCAACTCTTAGTAAAAGATCTCGTAGCAATTCCTTTGTGGGTATACTCTCTTTCTTCTTTTACTTCAGGATATGCTGAAAGTGTTAAGACGTTTTCTTCTGTTGCGACTTCAATATCTTTTCTTGAAAATCCAGCAAGAGCGACTTCCAGAATGGTTCTGTTATCAGATCCACTAATGATGTTGTAAGGTGGGTAATTGCTACCAGCTCCTGCAAGAGCTTCAAGTCTGTTGAGTCTTTTGATGTCATTTTCAAAACCTAGCATATATGGGGTATAGGTATCCCAGTCAAATGTGACCATTATAGTGTCCTCCTAAAAGCGACTGTGTGTGATCGTGGATCCGAAGCATCCACTTATTTTTGGCGTTGGAATGTGCTTGACAACTCCAACTGAGCACTGAATTTTGTGCCTATAGTATCTATAGCACATCCATTCGTTTTGACAACAGGATAGTTTTCTGGTTTTCCGACGTATTATTACGGTTCTCACGAATGTAATTAATGGTATGTTCGGTAAACATATCAAACGCTATGGAAAACCGTACCTCGTTGGTGGGATTACATCCAACAGCATGTTCTAACCACGAGGGAAATAGTGTCATTTGACCCATAACATTTTTCACTTTCCAATATCCAAAATACCATCCTAGATATGGGAATAAGTAATCAGTTGATGTGCCAAGTTCAGACAAAGATATATTACCACTAAGGTAACTGTTTTCGTGGAAGGCATGAGAGTGGTGTGGAATACCTTCGTTGGGTTGTAACGTTACTCCCCAACCACGAATCCATAACTTGTCTTTTGGTATAACTTCTTCACCCAGTTCATTGATATAGTCCAGATATATTTGATAGATTCTATCAGATAAAATCTGAACAACAAGATCACTCCAAGAAAATAGATTATATTCTAACCAATTTTCTCTGCTACATTTTTTAGCAGAAATTAGATCAACTAAATCACTAGTAATTGTTTCACCTAGATCATCAATGTAAACTGGTATGTCAAAATATGGAGCGAAGGGAGTATTAGATTCCCAACTAGTCCATCTATACAGTTTAGGATTATCAGACTCAACCCTAGAAGGATGATCTTCCATTAATCCTCTTGTTTCTTACGACCAATATTATACTTAGATTCTAGCGTCCATGCATCTTTATCTTTAAAACTTAACACTTTGATTTGATTCAACGGTGCTAGATCAGAAATATTGTCAGGAGAAACTACACTGATCAGACCCCAGTCTGAAAGAAGTTGTGCAATTCTATTCCTACGTTGAATATCGTTAATAGAAAAATTTGTTTTTTTACCATCAAGGGCGAAGAGTTCCTTGAAATGTACAATATAATACTTACCTTGCTTATGCAAGATATGGCATGACTGATAAATCTTTTTTTCTTTTCTGGAAGCGACTCCAATCCTTGTTAAAGTTTCTCTCACTTTTAGAAAGTCATCAGGTTCCCCCAATGTAACCTCAACCATGTCAGTCTGTTTCCACTTAGTCTCAGTCTCACTTTGCATTTTTACCACCCTTTCTCAATAGATATGTAATTTTATCTAGTTGATCCTTGGTGAGAATCCTGAGTGCTTGGAGAGCCTTATCATCATTATAACCATAATACTCTTTAACTACGTCAAGATAATCAATAGAATCTTTCCTAGCCCAAGGAGAAAAACGTTTCCTTGGTTTCACACTATTTATGTAAAAATCATACTGCATCTTGTTTGGCAGATGAGAGTTTTTGTTCATCTCATTTGCATACAATACAGTATCAGTAAACGATGATAGACATCTGTTTACAATGTATGGTGGGTATTTCTTTTCAGCATCAGAATCATCATCAATAATATTCTTTTTACTTTGATTGATGCTGTATAGGTAATCTTTCAGTTGGTACTTCATTCCAGTGCCGTATCACTCCGCTAATAATAAAACAATTAGTAATGAGATAAGAAAAGAATATAATACTACGTATGATAACAACGTAGTTGTCATAGGGTTTAGTTTTTTCATCAGAGAAACTGCCCAATGAATATTTCCATATCTCCCATAGTTTACTCATTTAGTAATTCAGGTGGTTGAGAAAATCCAAGTGTGGTACGACGATGCCACAATTCCTGAACACCTTCTTCTTCCAAATCTTTTAGTTTGGTTTGTAGTCTAGTAATTTCTTCTTCAGTGTAGAGCCATGGTTGCTCCAATGCTTTCTTTAATGCTGCTTTGGCTTTCATAGTTATTAATTATAAGTGGTAGTAAACGATATTCCGCTTGTTGTATACGATATGTTAACATATCAACGGTATCATTAGGACAAATTGGTACTGTTGATTGTCCTAAAATTTCCCCAGAGTCCAACTTCTTGGTTACATGATGCACAGTGCATCCTGTTTCCTTATCCTTGCTTTGAAATGCTTGTTCAACAGCATACAAACCTTTGTACTTTGGGAGTAAAGATGGATGAATGTTTATAATAGGACATGGAAACGCATCTGGATGTTTAATTATTCGCATCCATCCTGCAAGAACTACTAGATCAACTCTCCATGCTTCAAATAATGAAACAATATCCTTTTCTGCTTTGTGTTTAATATGAACATGAGGTATGCCCAACCTCTCTGCTCTTTGTTTAGCACCACACTCTTTTCTGTTGTGGATCATAAGTACTACGTCATGGTCAGGGCATTGACGTACAATGTTTTCAAAGTTGGTTCCGTTTCCAGAACACATAACTCCTAATCTCATCAAGCATTCTCCTTGCTTCTTGTATATATCCAACCAGTGCAAATATATTTGCGTTTGTTAACTGTTGGACAAGCACGATGTAGGTATTGCCATGTGGATGGAAAGATAATTAACTTACCTGCTTTAGGTGTAACACTCTTCCCACAAGAAAACTCTGTACACCCACTACCATCTTTAATTGTATTGAGATACCAGAGATATGTAAACTGTCTTGGTCCAAATTGTGGACTCATAGTATAATCATGATGCCATGTATACCACCCACTATTCTTTTGATATCTTTGTATTTGATATCCTGTATCTTCCATACTAAATTGTGAAAGCATCATCTGAAGGTCTAGAATATTGTCAGAAATTTCTGCACAACGTTCTACGTATTGATCCATGCCAGCACTAAGTGCTTTAAAAAATACTTCGTCCTCCTCTTTCCAATCATCTTTATCGGAAATAGGAAGGTCTGTAGTTACTTTAACATTTTTCTTAACTATTGGGTCAGCTCTTGTTCCAACACAACCGTCTTGTTTTCTATCATCAAGTTCAAATTTTTCAATAACAGATTTGCAAAAATCTTTGGATAAAGATTTTGGCATTTCCATAATAAAATCTTCACCACGTATGCTGTGGGGAAGATTGTAATCTATTGATTTAATAATCATGATAGAAGTTATTTGAGTTTAGCATTAACACCCATTACTTTTGCGTTTGGGTTACGTGCAAGAGCAACTTGACGTGCTTCTTGATAGTCACGTGCATAGACTTCTTCCTTGAAGACGTGTCCTGCGACATAGAGGGTTACTTCACACTTCATAATTTAAAAGGACTAACTCCTTCCTGCTTGCTTGATCTGTATTATAGCACCCCGTAGACCGCATGGTGTAAGTGTGTGCAAATTCTGCAGCTGTCCACTCCTTGAACCTATCTTTGATAAGTTGTGAGTTGTTGTAAGAAACTAGCATCTTACAAACAGAACGGTCACAATCTTCTGCAAACTTATCGTGGTCAAATCCTTTGTGCATTGAACCTTTACGACCATATAGATTATCTTTAATATCGTATGGAGGATCTAGATAAACAAATACATTCTGATCATCTGTAAGTAGTTCTTCGTATGATAAGTTTGTAATTCTCCAGTTCTCAATTAGTTCTGAGTATTCAGTAAGTTTTTCAATCCCTCTAATTGAAAAGTTGGACTCTGATGCCTGAGGACTGAAGGAGGAGGACTCAGTAAGTCCACTAAAACTACACTTATTAACAATATAAAAAGCAATCGCTCTTTCCAAGTTAGACTTTTTGGGGTCATTTACTTGTCCTTTCATCTCGTTAAACAACACTCTGGCGTCATCACGATTATCATTATGCTTTTTGTAATGCATAATTCCATCTTGAAGATCTTGTCCATGATCTCTGAGTTCACACCAGAAATTATATAGTGGTTCGTATAAGTCATTGACCCAGACAGAGATATCTGGATACCTTTTGGTAATCTCCAACGCTACACTTCCACCACCAATAAAAGGTTCACGATAACTTTTATCCTTTAGATTGGGAATAAACTGAAAGAGTTTACTCAGAGCACGACTCTTTCCGCCTGGATAACGTAGAGGAGTCTTTAAAGATTTTGCAGTTTTTGGCATTAGTTTCACGTATCCATTTGTATTGTCGTTCAGGTTCTCCTTCAAGTCGTTCAAGCATTTCCTCCATCATAACAACTTTAGGTTCTTTCTCTAAGAATTTTAGTAAACTCATTTGAATTCACAACTCATCATAATCTCTGTTAAACATGCAAGCATATTGATCTCTTGATCAGGAACAATAGTAATGTCCTTCATATACTTTGCAATGATAAGAACTGCCTCTGGGATAGAAGTTGGTTTAAGAACTCCATACAAACTATCATAGACTTTTCTCATGACCATACTAGGATCATTGTCTAGGTGTTGTACTACCCAGTTCTTGACATTAGTAAACTCCTTCTTCTTTAGTGACGAAAGAAGCGTGTCCAGATTAACATCAGCAACGTCAACCAGAATAGCAGAATCAATGGATCCAGAAGCAGAATACCGTTGACACTCGTTGATAAGACGACGCCAATCAGGATAATAGCGACGAATAAGTTTCGCAACAACTTTATCTTCATGCTCAATACCTTCTGTTTTAAGAATCCACCTCAAGCGATCAAAGAACTGTCCTTGTAATTGAACACTCTGTCCATTCTTGACACGAAAATCAACCACTGTGCAACGTGAATGCAATGGTTCAATAATCTTGTTGATGAAGTTGCAAGTAAAAATGAAACGGCAGTTGCTATGGAACTCCTCCACAG